AGCGTACGGAAACGTGCGCCGCGGGAATGTTGCCGCAGCATGGAGGAATCTCACGAATCTTTCATGGTCTCAGAGGCCGAACAAAAAGCTTCCGGCCCGGGTCGATCCTGCGAACGCAAGAGCGGTCGCAAGCGCCTGGTTGGAACTTCAGTACGGTTGGAAGCCTCTCTTAAATGACGTGTTTGATGCGTGCGCTTCGCTAGCGCATTTCTTGAACACGCCCCTGACAAAGTCGTATCGCGTTTCTCATGAGAGACCCGGCACGGCTACAGGGGGGTACCCTCACGGGCACTTCACTTCGAGCAATGTTTACTACAGAGTGGGCATTATAGCCCGCGTATCTGAGACATCCGTGCCTGCTCTTCTGGGGCTTACGGATCCCGCGAGTGTAATTTGGGAAAAGACTCCTTTCTCATTCGTGGCTGACTGGTTTATTCCAATCGGGTCTTGGCTTAATGCCAGGGGTTTAGCGAACTCCTTAACTGCGACTTACATCATTTCTCGTAAGCGCTATGTCGAGCTGAAAGGCTGGACCATGACCGGTACAGGCTTAACCGCCTTCCCTAAGTGGACCTCCGATTACTCGGTGAAGTATTGTTCTTTTTCGAGGGAGATTACCACCTCTCTCGCTGTCCCTTTACCCTCGTTCAAGCCACTTGGTAAGTGGGCAACGCGGGGGCACGCGGCGAATGCCGTGGGCCTACTAGTTGCGAATTGGGGTTCTTCCGGCCGAGGCGCCCGATCTGATCCTCCGCTGTTCAACGGCGGCGGAACTGTTGGGTATTTCGACTGACCTTGTCCCTCTGACTCCGGCCCTAGGCAAACCGGGTATAGTCATTCGCCTTTATCCAATGTCAGCAATTGCCAGCATTGTGGCATACGATGGTGCGGCCACTCCTGTGAGCCACACTCTCCTGCCTGTTTCCGTGACCCGCGAAGCGGGCACTGTCGAGGCTCTCTGGCGTGAAAACGTCTCTGGAGTCCCCGTCTATGCCCAAGTCTCGGTCAAAATGCGCCTGTCCATTTCGAAGGCAGGCATTTACCGCGCGGAAACGCGCGTTGTGGTCCCTGTGATGGAGTCCGTGTCTGGCCAAAACGCCGCAGGATACACCGCCGCCCCCAAGGTGGCGTATGAACTCACTGAGCAGAAGATCGCGTTCTTTCACGAACGCGCCGATAATGTGGGGCGCAAGCTCCTCCAGCAGTTGGCTCTCAACATTGGCGGGGGTGTAACAACCTCTGTCACGCCCGTAACTACGGGTCCAGTGGCTGAGCTCTATCAACTCTTGGTGATGCCTACCTAAGGCGTCTATTCGGACTGTTCCTTTCTCTCCCTCAGGAGGTCATATGCGGTTATACCGTTGGAACCAGATGCTGACTCCCGAGCAACACTCGGAAGTTGCCATCACACTTGCACTGATGGCGTGCCATCGCACGCCTCACCCGGATTCTCTCCTGATTGAAGGCGCCATTCAGCGCCGCGATTGGAAGGAGATTTCGGGGTACGAGCTCGACTACAGCACCCATACGGCTAATTCGGCGTTGTGGTGCAGGCAGGCTCTAGCGTACTTTTCGAAGGACGCTACCCTGGACCTCGGCATTGACAAAAAGGCCGTGGCTCAGTCGAAGTTCGACGAAGCCGAAGCTCTATGTCGCGAGACAAACGTTATCCTAAAGGCTGTTGCTCGTGGGGAATTTTCCTTTCCTCCGCGCGTTGAGTCCGTGATCTTCACGGCCACACGGAAAATTGCAGCAATCCTAGGCGACGTCCCTGACTTGGCAGACCTGGAGATCCACTTCGGCCCGGGTGCAACCACTCAGATCCCCCGCTCTAAAGCAAGCGCCCGAGCCAAACTCGGCGAGGGCTTTGCATGTAGCGAGAGCCTGTTGCCGGGAGTCGGGAGACTCCTAGCGGAAGCTCCGGCATGGTGTGCGAACGCAGCGATGCGCCGCCCGAACCTACTTGCCGGGTCAAACGGATCTTACGAGCTTTACCCTTCACGGGACTGCCCGCTTGATTCTACTGACAGCTTTGGAACGCTTCCCGTCGGTGTTCACCGTGGGAAGTTGGCTTTCGTCCTGAAAAATGCTAAGACGGACAGAACGATTAGCGTCGAGCCATCCCTAAACACCTTCGCCCAGCTCGGGGTCGGTGAATATATGGCTAATCGTCTTCGCAGGCATGGTGTGGACATTCGCAAGCAAGAGCCTAACCAGGCCCTTGCCCAAGAAGGTTCACTTAACGGCAGCCTTGCAACTGTCGACTTAAGTAGTGCGTCAGACACCATCGCCACCGAGTTGGTGGCGACTCTGCTTCCCTTAGACTGGTTCTACTTTTTAAAGGGTTTCCGGACGTCGACCTTGGTCGACCCATCCGGCAGAGAAGTCTGCATCCAGAAATTCTCGAGTATGGGAAACGGGTTCACCTTTCCTCTCGAGACTTTGATCTTCTACGCGCTTGCCAAAGC